GGTTTCGTAGAATCAAACGATGTAGATAAGGTTTCTGTGATAAAAGGTTTACTTAAGTCACAGGACACAGAACTTGGACAAACATCCAAGACTGATCAAATTAATAAAGGAGGGAAGAATATGGCAAAAAAAGAACAAGTTGAAGCAACAGAAGTTGTTGCAGAAACAAAAGTAGAAAAAACTGTAAATACAGAAAGTGAGACTGTCGTTGTAGACGAAATTGTAAAGTCTGATAGTCCAGAAGAAACACCTGCTGCTGAAGCACCTGCTGCTGAAGAAGCACCTGCTGCTGAAGAAGCACCTGCTGCTGAAGAAACACCTGCTGCTGAAGAAGCACCTGTTGTAGAAGAAGCAAAAGAAGTTTCTGAAGAAGTTGTTAAATCTGAAAATACAGAAGCCACTCCTGCACAAGAAGTTGCACAAGTTGACTTAGCAAAGGCTGTTGAAACAGTACAAGCATCTGTTAACGAAGTTAGCAAGTCCGTTGTAGCAGCAGTAGAAGAATTAGCAGCAGCCGTTAAATCAATTAACGACAAAGTTGCTGAAATGACAAAAGGCATTGAATCAGTTAAAGAGGAAGTTGCTGGTGTAAAAAACAATGTTGAAGAGTTTGGAAAGCGTGTCGATGCAGTAGAAGATGACACAGCGGTCCGTAAATCTGGCGACCTCGGCGGGGTCGTACAGCAAAAAATACAAAAAAGGTCGATGTGGGGCGGGCGTTTCCTCAATTCCGCTGATCTATATCGTTAAATTCACTGGGAGGTGAAAAAAATATGTCAGAAGAAATTTTAAATAAGGCGGCTGTAACAGGAGTTATTGCTTCAGGAGGTATTGGTGGTGTTAGCACCCCAGCATCAGAACTTGGACCAGTAGGAACCGCAAAACCATCAGATGGTGGTGGTATCTTAAATCCAGAACAGTCACGCCAATTTATCGAATACATCTTTGAACAACAAGTTCTTGCTCGTGATGGTCGCCGTGTAACAATGCGTGGCAACACAGCAGAATTAGAAAAGATGAACGTTGGAGAACGTGTAATCCGTGCTGCTGCTCAAGCAGATGCGGCATACACAAATGCTGGAGTTACTTTCACAAAGGTCGAAATTACTACAAAGAAAGTTCGTCTTGATTGGGAAGTATCATCTGAAGCACTAGAAGATAATATCGAAGGTGCAGCATTAGAAGATCATTTGGTTCGTACAATGACTCGTGCATTTGCAAACGATCTTGAAGATCTTGCAATTAACGGAACAGGTACAGGCTCAAATACTTTCCTTAACATTTTGGAAGGTTTTGTTGCTAAAGAAGTTAATGGTCACAGTGCCACTTATGGAACAGATATTGAAGACTTACAAGCACTTGTGCTTGCAATGCCACGTAAATATCGTGCTTCTCGTTCAGCAATGAAGTTCTATGCTGATACTGAAACAGTAGCAGCAATCATTAACGGTCTTGGTTCAAGTGGTAACTTAAACACTGAAAGAATCGTAGAACGTGTTATCGATGGTGCAGCACCTCAAACAATTGGTGCTCCAATTCAATACCGTGTTCTTGGTCTTCCATTAGTTGAAGTTCCATTGATGCCAGCAGGATTCGTATCATTGACATTCCCAGAAAACCGTATTTGGGGATTCCAAAGAGACGTTACTGTTCATCGTGAATTCCAACCTAAGAAAGATACAGTAGAATATACTACTTTCTTGCGTTTTGGTGTTCAAATTGAAGAAGAAGACGCAGTTGCTTACATGCAACAATAGTTCTCTTCAGAACAACTCGAAGGGGGGACACGTAAAAATGTCCTCCCTTCAACTATTTTATAAATGATATAATAAACTTGGAGGATATTATGTACGAATCTAATAATAAAGTTGCTTTATATATTGAAAATGCAAGTCTTAGTGATAAAGAATTAGGAAAATTAGTTCGTGGATATAATATTGTTTCAGAAGAACTTGCAAGTAAATGGGTAGAAAAAAATAATAAAGTTAGAATTGCTACCCCACAGGAGGTAGCCGCCGCTTACGGCGTATAATATGGAAATATTAAGACATACAGACACAACAAGTTTAGTAGCAAGTTTTCAAGTTTCATCAAGTGCAGTTCATACACTAGAGTATGACGACCTAATTACAGGACAATCTTATTCAGCATCAGCAACGCCATTGTATGGCAGTGTTTCTTTTACCCTTAACAACAAGTACCTAACCTATACAGGAAACCTTGTAGCGTCAGTTAAGAACGCTTCTGGAGATACTGTAGTATTAACCAACATAGATGTGGTTAGACCATATTGCAATACAGACAACGTAGCCGCAGCATTAGATATAACTGACGGTAGCGAATTAGACTATGAAAGAATAGCAAGATATATTATAGATTCTCAAACACAAGGATTTCCTTTTGTAAGAAAAGAAAAAGAGGTAGTTGGTAATGGATCAGACTATCTACCAGTTGATGAAAAGATTTATAAGATTTACAAGGTTTATCAAAACGGATATTTATTATTTGATTCAACATCTCAAACAAATGAAGTAAATTTTTTAATAAGCAAAGATGGAACATCCATTATCTCAATAGATCCAGAAGTACCAGAAAATAAGATTAACTATAAACAAGTATGGAGAGAAAGATATTTAGATGCAGATTTTAACGAAGGATCAGAGTACATAATTGATGGAGACTTTGGTTGGAAGGTTATCCCTCAAGATGTACAGGAAGCATCAGAACTGTTGATTCAAGACATGAAAAACAATACTCTTCAATATGTTAATAGATATATAGAGTCATTTGACAACGATGATTATAAGATTAAGTTTGCTAAGGGTGCTTTAACAAATACAGGCAATGTTATAGTAGATAAAATCTTGGAGAAATACAGAAATAGAATTCGCCTCGGGGTGTTGTAAATGCTGCCTAATGCAACAGGTGGGTTAAACGATATAATGTTCCCAATGACTGCAGACATATACTATGCAGATACAAAACAATTAGATTATGGTAATGTTGCAAAAACTTGGGTATTTGATAGAACTGTAAAATGTTCAGTTATTACAGAACAGTCTGGAGATCTTATTGGAGAATTAAAAACAAAAGGAACTGACTTTGTTTATGACTCTAGTAATTTTTTTAGAACACCAGAAGATTTAAGAAAGAAATCTAATGGCAAGTATTATCCAATAACTTCTATATCTATTACAAATATTAAAGATGCTTCAGGAACTCCTGTGTGGATTAATGGTTCTAACAAACCAAATTCAGCAGATCCAGTAAGCACAAAGTATGAGGTAAAAACAATTGTTCCTACATTTAACTATGACAATACATTAAGATACTTAAGAGTATTTATAAGCAAGTCTCAAAATCAAAGGTGGGAATAATGAAAGTTAAACTAGATGCTTCTGACTTAATCTCTACCTTAAGAAATACTGTTCAATACTCTGAATCATTTTTAAAAGAAGTAAAAAGAAGCGAGCCTAAAATAACTCAAAAACTTGCAGATACTTCTATTGTTGCTTTTTATGAATACATGGATGGGTTAGCAAGATCTCACCCTGGTATGTTTCATCACGTATACGAATGGGGACAAGTAGGAGATCCATTTGGAAGACTTTATGAACTAAATAGAACCTTAGCAAGAAACAATGCTACTATCAATGCAGACTTCTTATCATCAGAATCTATTTCACCAAATGGAACACAACCATTCTATGACAAGGCTCAAATTATGGAAGAAGGAAGCCCTGTCATAATAAATGAAAAAGATGCTTCTGTTTTATTCTTTGAAATTAATGGAGAAGAATTTTTTAGACATGGCCCTATTTATATAGCAAATCCTGGTGGAGGAGAAACAAGGGGAGCATTCCTTAAGGCCTATAATGATTTTTATAAGTTTTATTTTTCTAATTTTTATTTAAAGTCTATAAGATTTTATGAACACTTTAATACCCCTCAAGAATTTATTAGGAACTTCAGATCAGCAGTTAAAAGCAAAAGTGGTGCTGCTTCATCAGGTCGTAAAATGGCTTTATCATGGATTGAGTCAGCCCCAGGAGATGTACTATGAAAATTTATAGACCAGAGAATATAATTAATAGATATGTTTGGGAACAGTTTAAAACTCAAGCCCCATCGTTCTATAACCTTTATCCACCGACAGTTGGTGCCGATGACTTTATCCCATTCTTTCCAGCGGGTACAGGAAATATACCTCCTGAAATTATAGAGAATGATTTACCATACATAGTATTTGATAAATTCATTAAAGTTAGAACTGGTAAATACAAATATTTTTATCCTATTAAAAGCGAGCACATGAGATATACCATTTATGGTGGTTCTTTATATGGGGCTGCAACCAATGGTTCAGATCGATATGGAGTAACAGTTAATTTAACCAGTCTTGTCAGTGCTATCTTGGATAGAGAAGATGCTGCGGCAGAAGATATAAATACTTTTTCAAAGACATTGACAGATTATTCGGATCCAAATTATAATGACTTATTTAGATATAGGTTTCATTGCATAAATGTCTTCCAATCGGGGTATGCAGAACTTCAACAAGATGTATCTGACCTTATGGAGTATAAGCCTTCTAGGGACCTTATTATTAAATATGATTATCATTCAAAACAATATAATGAGTCATAAAACCACGATATAATTAGAGTGAGGAAATCGCCCCACTTTTCCTATAAAATAAGGAAGGTGAAAAAAATATATGGCAACATTAGGTAATAGCAATCAAATTATCGTAGGTGCAGCACAGGTATTCGTATCTACAGCAGGTGCTCTTGAATATGTACCAAATTCAGGATCAGGATCTGCAGCAGTATACAACTTTGGTTCAGGTTCCGTAACAGGAGTTCCAAATTTCGTATCTGGAACACGTTACGCAGATACACTTGAAGCAGATGCAAACTACAGAAACGTAGGTTACACAATGAATGGTTTGGAATTACAATTCCAACCAGACTTTGGTGAAGTTCAAGTAGATCAACTACTTGACGTAGCAAAACTTTACAAGCAAGGTATGCAAGTTAACATGGTTACAGCATTCGCTGAAGCCACACTTGAAAATCTTCTTGTATCTATTGCAGGTAAGGATACAGATCTTTCAGATGGAGCAACACAAGACACTTTAGTTCTAAACTCAGGTGAACTTGGTGCAGTTCCAGTTGAACGTGCACTTATCGCAGTTGGTCCAGGTTCTGGAGATCCAGAAGCAACAGGAGCAGCAGCAGTAGAAAGAGTTTATGTAGCACACCGTGCATTGTCAATCGACAATGTTACAGTTTCTGCAAAGCGTGACGAACCTTCAATGTTTGAAGTTTCATTCCGCTTACTACCAACAGCAAATGGTTCATACGGTAAAATCGTAGACCGTGTAGTTGGCTAGTAACAACTTCATATACACTTAGCCCACTCCCTTTTGGGGGTGGGTTTTGTGCTATAATTTTAATATATCCATAGGAGGATAAATGGCAACAAGTGTCTATGAAGTTGTAGAAATTGAATTAATTGACGGTACAAAATTAAGTCTAAGACCTTTAAGAATTTCTCTATTAAGAGAATTTATGAAAAAGTTTCAAGGCTTAGATAATATAGAAGTGGCATCTGATAATGATAAATCAATGGATTTATTGATGGATTGTATTACAATTGCAATGCAACAATACAATGCAGAATTAGCAGATAAGAAAAAACTTGAAGATTTAGTAGATCTTCCAACAGTTTACAAAATTATTGAAATAGCCTCGGGGGTCAAACTCAATGACCCAAATTTACTAACGGCAGCGGCGGCGGCTCTAAGTGGTCAGAACTAGACCTCGTTGCCATAGAGTCTGAGGTATTTCTTCTTGGTAATTGGAAAGATTATCAAGAATTGGAGGACAGATTATCAATGCCTGAACTAGTGGCTATTCTCGAAGCAAAGAGAGAACAAGACCATATCACTAGAAAGTTTTCAGCAGCCCTTCAGGGTGTTGACATTGATAAAAACAAAGTTTCCAACAATGAATGGGAACGTCTCAAGGCTAAAGTTTATAGCAAAGGACAAACTACTAATCCAAATGACATAGTAGCGTTACAAGGTAGTGCCGCAAAACGTGCTGGATTTGGAATAGGAAATGGCCTAGACTACGAGGTGATTAAATAGTGGTTGATGCACAGGCCAATATTAGGGTCAATCTCGATTCGGGTCAAGCACTTGCAGAATTAAAAGCCTTAGAAAAACAAATACAGTTTTTCAATAAAAGCATTATTCAAGGATCTGCAGAAGCAGCAAGAATTCAAAATGAATTTTCTACTAGTTTAATTCATAACATTAATGCTACTGGTAAATTTACTGCCTCAATGGGCAAGGTACATACAGAAACTGAAAGATTTACCAATGCCCTTGAAAAGAATAAATTATCTGCTAGAGAATATTTCAGATATTCTATGGCTTCCACAAAGTCTTTTGGAAAACTCTTTGGTAAAGAATTTGGAACTATTACAAAGGTTGCAGAAGAAAGAGTAAAATTATTACAGACTAGACATATTGAACTAGGTCGTGCCGCAGACGGTGCTATGAGAGCAGTTAAAATTGTTCCTAACTCTCTTGATTATTCCAAGCCTATTACTCAAATGCAACTTGCTATTCAAAAGCAACAAATTTTTAATAAACTGTTAGATGCAGGAACAACTAAACTTTTAAACTTTGGTAAGAATACTCAATGGGCTGGCCGTCAGTTGATGGTTGGTTTTACCATCCCTCTTACAATTCTTGGGGGTACAGCAATTAGAACATTTAAAGAAATGGAAACCCAAGCCATTAGATTTAAAAAGGTATACGGAGATATGTTTACTGCTACATCTGAAACAGATGCTGCATTGGCTAATATTAAACAATTAGCAAATGAATTTACAAAATATGGAGTATCAGTTGCGGACACTATTAAACTAGCAGCAGATGCTGCAGCAGCAGGTAACTCTGGAGCACAGTTAGAGGGTATTGTTACTCAAGCAACAAAGTTAGCAGTTCTTGGTGGGGTAGCACAAGATCAAGCCTTAGAGGCAACCATATCTATTCAAAACGCTTTTAGAGTTACAGGAGAAGAATTAAATAATACTATTAACTTCCTTAACGCTGTAGAAAACCAGACTGTAGTAGCCCTTGATGACATCACACAGGCCATTCCAAAGGTAGCACCAGTTATTAGACAACTTGGTGGAGACATAGAAGATTTAGCATTTTTTATGGCTGCAATGCAAGAAGGTGGAGTTAAAGCATCAGAAGCAGCAAACGCTTTAAAATCTGGTCTTGCATCTTTAATTAACCCATCAAAAGCAGCAAGTAAACAAGCCGCAGAATTAGGTATTAATTTAAGCGGTATAGTAGATCAAAATGCTGGAGATTTAAGAATGACTGTTATGTCATTTGCAAAAGCCTTAGAGCCATTAGATGATTTAGCAAAAGCAAGACTTATTGAAACTATATTTGGTAAATATCAATTTGCAAGAATATCTACTTTATTTGATAACGTATCAAAGAGTGGAACACAAGCATCTAGAGTGTTGCAAATTGCAGCAGCCTCTACAGAAGAATTAGCAATTATGGCAGAACGAGAATTAGGAATTACTGCTGACTCTGCCGCTGTAAAATTTACAGCATCAATAGAAAAATTAAAAGCATCTTTAGTTCCAGTAGGAGCAGCATTTGCTGAAGCCTTAACTCCAATTATTGATTTTGCAACAAAAGCATTAGAAAGATTTAATAGTTTTTCAGATGGAACTAAAAAAGCAATTGTTGCAGTGTTAGCAGTTGTTGGTGGTATTGGTCCAGTTCTTTTGATGTCAATTGGTTTGATTGCTAACGGTATTGCCAATATTGGTAAGTTTATTAATATTCTTAGAAAAGGATATCAGTCATTAACCACTGGTGGGCAAGCACTTGGTTTGTCTACACAATATTTAAGTATGGAACAGTTAGAGGCTGTGTCTGTAGCAAATAATTTACATAACGTTCATGAACTTTTAACAGATCAGTTTGCTTTAGAAGCAAATGCTTTAGCAAGTTTAACTACTGTTTATAGACAAGCAAACGTAGCAGCATCGGCATTTGCAAAAAACAATCCACAATTTTTAGCACAAGGTGCAGCAAGTAAATTAAATACTCCTAAATTTGGAAAACGTATGGCTAAAGGTGGATGGGTTCCAGGAACTGGAAACAAAGATACTGTCCCAACTGTTTTGATGCCTGGAGAATTTGTTGTTAATAAAAAAGCAGCACAGTCTAATTCTCAAACACTTGAGTCAATGAATAAAGGTGGACAAGTTTATAGATCACAAGGAACTCCTGCTTTTGGAAATTTTGTTGGCAGAAGCAATGGTTCAGTTTCTAGACAAACCGATTCCGTTTCCTTAGTAGGACATTTACAAACTTCTGGATTACATTTAAGACAAGGTACAACAAAAGATAATGGAGCATATAGATATGCTGGTTATACTATGCTTGGTAATCAATCATTTAATCAATTAACGCAAAACCGTGCAGCAGATATTAGACCAATTATGGGCGGTAGCGATGTAGAGGGTTATCCTATGTTTAGAAAAGAAGCAAAAGATATAGCATCTCTTATTAGAACAAAGAAAGACTTAACTATAAATGAAAAGGTAGCATTAAAAGTATTAGAAGCAGAATTAAAACAGTTCCCAAGTGATAGGGCTTGGCAAGGTGAGATGTCTAGAAGATATGCTCTTAACGCTGTTGCTGCTGAAGGATTAGATCCAACTTCTCCACAAGCAAAAGCATTAATGAAAGAGTTGGATGATAGTTTTAAAAAGGCTTCTTCTTCATCAAGAAATTCAAATCAACTTACTGAAAGATTATATGCAAACGCTGACGATATGTGGGCAAGAGGTGTTCTTGGAGATAAGGGTATGGGTGTTAAAGCAAAAATGCTTCCTCATAAAACTTATAGAGGTATGCCACTTGTACAGTTGCTTGGAATGTTAAATGATCCAAACTTAGTTAGAGCACAAGGAAAATATGGACTTACTGTTCCTAAATTCTTAAATCCAAAATATGATAATGCTGGAAACTTAGTTAGTGTTTTAGATATGCCTATGAAAAAACAAACGGCTGGAGTAAAAACCACTTCACCAAGTCTTGGAGCAAGAGCAAGATCAGCGTCTCAAAGACCATCAGGAAAATTTGGTGCACTTGCAGCACTTGGTACAGTAGCAATTGGTGCAACTGCAGCACAAGCAGCACAACGTCAAACTGGTACTCCTTCATATGGAGAACAAGGTGTTACTCCAGCAATGCTAACTCCTGGAGAGTTTGTTGTTAATTCTAAATCTGCACAAAAATTTGGACCACAATTACAAGGAATGAATCAAGGTGGTATTGCTTATAGAGCAGATCCAAGTGGACCAGGTTATGATTTTAAAGTTACAGATAGAAGATCATCTGCTCAAAATATTAATAATACATCCTCACAATCAAGTGCTGCTAGATCTTCAATGAGAGAATCTTTAGGTTCTGCAACTAATACAATAGGTAGTGCTGGTAAAAAAGTTGCTGAAAGATTAATTACAGCATTACAAAAAAATAAAACAGGAATTGATAAAAATACAGAAACTTTAGATGATGGAACTAAGCAATCAAACAAAATAGCAGCAAGACAAAAAATATCAAAGATTGGTAGCAATGCTGGAATGCTTGGATTTGGTATAAGTGGTGCAGCAATGGCTGTAGGTATGACAAGTAATAATCCAAAAACTCAAGAAGCAGCCAATAATATTTCTATGGCTGCGGGAACAATAGGAAGTTTAGCAATGGCTCTTCCAATGTTGATGAATCCAACAGGTGCTGCAGTATTAGCAATCGGAGGAGTTGTAGGATCTTTTGTATATTTAAATAAAAAGTTAGGAGATGCCGCAAAAGAAGGAAGAAAGATGGCAGATTCATTAACTGCAACCGCAGAAGATATTTCACAAATGGAAAAACTTACTGGAAAAGTTTCTGGAACAGCCTTAATGGATAGAATGAGATCACAAAGAACAGCACCATTAAATCCTTTGACTAGCGATTTTGGTTCAACTTTTATTGATTCCGATATGGGTAAGCAAATGATTGAAGAAGTAAATAAACTTGGAGCAGAAGTTGCACCAGCAATAGCAAATAAATTAAGTTCTTTTATTATGCAAGGCTTAATTGATGCAGCAGATGCACAAAGTATTTCAGAAGCAATTGGAAGATCTATAAATGATAGAGGAGTAACTTTAAAAATTAATGCACAATTAGATAAAATTATTGGTATTAATGGTCAAGATTTATATAGTAATCCAGTTGAGGTTAGAGTTAGATTATTAGAAGATACTGCACAAAGAGGTGCAAGTGTTTTAGATCAATTAAGAGAACAAGAAAAAGCATCTTATGCTGGAGCAGCAAGAAGAAATGCTGGCTCAATGACTGGTGGTACAGAAGCAAACGTTATTGGTACAGTTGCAGCAGCAGCAGGAGCAGGTGCTGGGCTAGGTCTTCTTGGAGGACCAGCAGCCCCAGTTACAGTACCTCTTGGTGCAATACTTGCAGGCAGTGCTGCTTGGGTATCATATGGAAAAGAACAATTAAAAGCAACAGCATTAACTAAAAAATTTGCGGCGGTATCAATAGGATTAAATAATAACATATTGTCACAATCTCAACAACTAATAGATTCATATGATGCCCAATACTTATCAGAAAAAGAATCTTTAGATAGTCTTGAAAAAGAAGCCATTGCTAGAAAAGAAATTTTAAAGGATGCAAAGAGTCAAGAAAAAATTGATCAAACATTAACAAATATTGCAAAAAGAAGATCTCAAATAGAAGGAGATTATTCAAAAGGTAGAAGTGAACTTGTTGCAGAACAAGGAAAAGCATTGAATGGAATAGTTGATTCATACAAAAAATTAGATCAAAACGTTAAAGATACAATGGCTGCAGAGTCAGCAACAACAGTCAAAGAAAAATTTAAAGGAACTGCTGGTGCCATTAGTGCAGCAGCCCTAACTGGATTAACTTCAGGATTTAAAAATCAAGAACTTCTTCTTACAGTTAATACTTTAGTTGCTACAGATAATTTAAGTCTTGATAATGCTTTAGATTTAATTACATTGTTTGGTGACAATGAAGCAGGTATGCAAAAAACAATTGAAGTATTTGCTAAAACAGGAAAAGGTTTTGATGGATTAAATAGGACATTAACATCTTTAAGTGTTTTAACAGATCCTAAACTTGCTAATTTTAAACTTGGTTTAATTGATACAATTGGTAGTCTTCCTAAAGATAAATTTGATGCAGCATCTAAATTTTTAGATACAATGTCTACACTTCCTTCACAAGTTTTTGATGCAAATATAACATTGCCTCAACTTAGCACAACAGATATGGCTGCTGCAGGAAAAGATATAGAAAAAATAGCACCATTTATTACAGAACTTTCAAAGATTAAAGATAAAGATGCAAAGAAACAATTTATAATAGACTTTGCTTCAAAAGATACTGACTTTTTAGAAATATCAAATAACATTGATTATTTTTTAAGTTTGGATGAAAACAGCCAAAGAGTATTTACTACAGTGTTTAGAACACTTGAGGTAGGCATCACCCCAGAAGCAGTTCAAGAAGAACTTGCTTTAATGAGAAAAAATGCTGGAAGTTATGCAGGATATGTAACTGAGGTACAAGCAAGACAGTCATTAATTCGTAAGGCTTTTGCTGAAAGTGAAAAATTTGTTCAAGACAATCCTGATTTTACTTTACCAGAAGTTGATCAGTCTGATCCAACAGGTGGTGCAGCAGGTAGTGCAAAAGTATTAACTGCACAATTAATAGAATTAAGAATGAAAGGTTTAGATCCAGCGGCTCTTTCTACACTAGATAAGGCATCAGCAGATAAAATTTTAAGTGGAACCACAAAACAACAGAAGGCTGCTATTAAATCACTTAATGCTGAATTAAGAGATCAAACAATTCAACTAGAGGTTTTGAAAAGTGATCAAGAAGTATTAACAGATACTATGGATGCAACAACAGATGCTATATCTGCTTATATTGATATGCTTCAAGCAACAAAAATAGATCCAATTCAAAGACAAATAGATAAATATAATGAGTTAACTAATACTCAACAAAAACAAATGGATTTGTATAGTAGAGGTTTGCAACAATTATCTGATAAAGAAGACGGTATTAATAAACTGTATGATGATAGAATTTCTGCAATTGATAAAGTAACGCAAGCAAATGATAGAGCATTACAAAGACAACAAAATCAAATTGATTTAGCCTCAGCAATTGCCTCTGGTGACTTTGGTGCAGCAGCAGGTGCCGCAGCAAATATATCTAATACTGAAGCACAAGCACAATTAGAAGATGCACGTACAGCATTAGAACAACAACGTCAAGCAGAATTAAAAGCATTAACTATAGAAGTTAATGGACAATTATTTACTCGTGAACAAATTGAAACAAATATTAAAAACCTTGAAGAGTCTATTTATCAAACAAGTTTGTTAGTAAGACAAGAGCAAGAAAAGATTGCAGCAATTGAAAAAACTATTACTGCAGAGAAAGAAAAACAACGTAAACTTCAGGTGTTAACTCAAATGAGTCAACTATCTACTCAAATACAAAATACCGCTAATCCTTCTGCACGTCAAGCAATGGGTGCACAACTTGGATTCTTAGGTCAGTCTATAGGATTAGATCCAAATAGTCCAGAATCTATTGCAGCAACAAGTCAATCATTAGGAATAAATGTTCAAGCACTTGCTGATTCTATTTTAAGATCACAACAAGTTGCTAATCAAACAGCAGTAGAATTTGCATTAGAAGCAGAGAAAGCAAAAAAGAATGCTGGAGATTTATCAAGATTTTATGGGGAAGCAAGTGTTGAAGGTAAAAATTCTCTTGGATATTTAACAAGTTTAAATACTGCTTGGGCTGGAGATTCAAAGAAGAGTGGTCTTGGTGGTATGGTTTCTACAGGTAGAGATATTCTTTCTAGCCTGTCTCAATCAGCAGATGCAATTAGAATTGGAAAAAATCAAATACAAAATTCGGTAGATAGTGCTTTAGCAGCAATAAGAGCCGCTAGAAGACCTTATGCAATGGGTGGAAGCGTAAGAAGAATGGCAATGGGTGGAAATGTAAACTATAAAGGTTCTACAGAACCAGCACCAGTAAGAATGGCAGTTGGAAACCTTGTACCAGGACTTGGCAATACAGATCGTGTTCCAGCATTGTTAACACCTGGAGAGTTTGTAGTTCGTAAATCAGTAGCAAAACAAAACTTAGGATTATTAAAAGCACTTAATGGTGACGTGTTTCCACAAATGAGTGGGGGTATAGGAGCAAATGCTGTTATGGTTCCTATTACAAATACTAATATGGAAGGAAGCACAACACTGTATAATAATAACTATAGTGTAAATGTAAATGTTGCAGGAACAACTTCTACAGCAGATGAAGTTGCAAATGTTGTAATAAGAAAGATTAAGGGAATGAACGACAGAGGAATTAGAGGAAACAGATACTAATGGCTACTAGCGGATATTTATTAGGAAGAAAAAGATTTAATAGACCACAGGGTGTCATTTGGGCAAATAATTCTGGAATTTTAAGTAATGGTATTGTTGTTCCTGACGGTGTTGAAGGTGAAGACTTTATAGTTCTATCAGATCATGGTAGAGGAGAAATTGGTTTTAATAAACAAAGAATTGAAAATAGAAAAAGACTTGTAAATGGAAACATGCGTTCTTACCATGTTGCAGATAAAGTAAGTGTGTCTTGGTCATGGGATATGCTTCCTTCCAGAGCATTTAGTAATGATCCAATTTTTAGTAATACAACAGGTAAGCAAACATCTCTTTCTCAAGAGTATACTGCTGACGGTGGTGCTGGTGGGGTAGATTTAATTAAATGGTATGAGGATAATCCTGGTTCATTTTATATGTTTTTAGCATATGATAGGTTTGATAAGTTTACTAGTTCTGCTTATGCAAATATGGATAAGTATAATGAAGTATTGGAAGTATATTTTTCTTCCTTTGACTATACCGTTGTTAAAAGAGGATCAACTAATACCCACGATTTTTTCAATGTGGATGTTTCCCTTGAGGAGGTCTAATGTTTCAAGACGAAGACCTTCAAGAATATATTAAGACCCATAACACACTAAGTATTCAATCATTTGTAGTTGCCGAATGGAACTTAAATGATTTGGAAAATGTTGCTAATTATGGTAACTATAGGTATCGTCCTACAAGTCAAATAGTTAAATATAGAACAATGCCAAATTCATTTGATCCCAATGATGATGGCGACTTCTATAGTAACGCTCTTGAATCTAGTAAGGTTTCAGAGTTTTTGACTGACAAGGACGATGCTTTAATTATGTTTGTTGAACCAGAAAAAAATAGAGAATTGTTATTTAGTCTTAAAGAATGTTTTCAACCATTTAGACCTCGTTCTGGAATAAATAAATTAATGTGGTTTAATAATAAATACATAGATAACATTCGCTCTGCACGCAGACCTAGATATTACATGGCTTCAAGAGATGATGAATTTAAATATTGGAGTTCATACAGAAAAGAAGAGGGTATAGAAAGAGGACTATCTTCTACACAAGACCCTAATAATATTGGATATGCAATAGAAGACTCTGCTCCTTTTGTTATTTATAATAATCCAGTTCCAACAAATAGAATTGTAGTAAAGATGCAAACAAATCTTGCAGAGGTATCTAGAGGAGAGATTAGAACTTTAGATGGATCAACTTTAAATGATCCCCTTGGTGATAGAACAAAGTCAAGCATTCCTAAAAGATGGGCTGTTGAATATTTAGATGATCAAAACAATTGGGTAAACGCTGCATCTTTTAATGAAGACTCTTTAAGGTCAGATGGATCAAACATAGTTTCTTGGGATGGATATGTAGAATTGTATTATGGAATTAAGATACCAGATGAATACAAAGAACAATTTAATTTAGTTGACTATCTAAGTGCAAGCACACAACTTCCTCTTGGACTAATGAATGGTGAATCATACTTAGTTGGAGCAACAGAAGATAACCTAGGAACACTTTATACATGGAATACAGAAGCCTCTGATTGGGATACAAATATTCCAGAGTATGGCTTTTCATTGCTAGAAGATTCTGATGTTAAAAGAACAGGTTTAGTTAGAGAGTTAACTAGCCCTAAATACTTTAATATAGATGGTCGAAGGGTATATAGAGATATAACTTATCTAAAAGGATTAAGACTAGTAATAGAAACACTTAATGGTCCTGAAACTACCTTTGATCTAATTGAACTATCTCCTAGATTAAAAGCAGATATATCAAACTATGTGTCAGACTTTGAAATAAACAAGATTGTAAGTAATGATACAACAGGCCTTCCAGTAGGTGGATTGCTGGCCTCTAACGGCAACCTAAACCTTATGAACTATGATTCAGCCTTTAGTGAACAAAATAAAAATAGTCTTGTATCTTCATACTTAAAACCAAATGTTAAGTTTGATTTCTATGAAACAATTTTAGATGTAAATGGATATGATAAATTTGTTCCTTTAAAAACTTTTTATGCAGAAGACTTTCCAAAGATTGCAGGTGGCATAAATGATGTGCCAATTACCCTTAGAGATTTTTTCTTTAGACTTGAAACAACAAAGGCACCAAGTTTGTTTTTACAGAATACAACGCTTACTTCAGCAATAGCAATTCTTTTAGATAACATTGGGTTTAGCAATTATGTATTCAATACAATAACAAATGCAACAGATCCAGTTATTCCATACTTTTTTGTTGAACCAGATGTTAGTGTAGCAGAAGTACTTCAAAGGTTAGCGGTATCAACACAAACAGCCATGTTCTTTGATGAGTATAATAACTTTGTTTTAATGTCAAAAGAATACTTACTTCCTGAAGACGGTGTAAGAACTACTGATTTAGAAATACTTGGCGACACCTCTGAAAAGGGTATAGTTAATTTAAGCAACATAGATAGTGCAGAAGTCACAATATTAAACTCAGGTAATATAAACTACACCACAAGATACATTCAAAGATCTCCTTCTAGTTTTAAACAAGGCCAATACTTTGATGAAGATAGGACTTATATTTATAAACCAGTTTTACTTTGGGAAGTAGCATCTGATCAACAGCAAAAGACTATTAACGAGAAAGCAAAGAGTGCTCAGGGTTATACTTTGGGAGCAACAGCAATAAATGCAAATCTAACTTCTACAGTTCCAAACGTTGTTAATAGAGTGGTTGTAGATAATAATATAGACTTGGGTGAAAATATTTATTGGCTTCCAAGATTTCAAGGGTATCTATATGCAAATGGAGAAATCATTAGATATGATGCAGTAGAGTATGCAATATCAGGATCTCAAAAACAATGGATAACAAACAATCAAGAGTATCAAAAATATTTTGCCAATCTTCCTTTTAATGGAAAAATGTATCCTACTGGAAATGTCAAAATTTATTCTGAGCCTTTTTATCAAGTTTTAAATCCTGGAACTGTAAACGAACAAGTTGTGTTTAAAAATGGAGAAGTAAAGGCACATGGTCGTGGTCAGTTTGGAACACAAGTAACAGAACATTATGCTGGACTACCTTCTTACTGGAGTGACAATGCAAATGTTCGTGGATGTGAAATGAAATCAGAATACTTGTTTAATACTAAGCCAGTAACTGCAATATCTTTTCCACCATTTCCAGCACTTGGAAGTGCAGTTGGTGTAAATAATACAGCAGCACAACAATCAATTCGTACAGGAATGATTGCTAATTTTAATAGAGAAAAACTTCCTACAGATGATGCATTAAAAGCACCTAAAGCAACTGACTCTGCAGTTGTCCAATCTTCTGCTTTAGTGTTTTCTGGACCAAGCCCAATTCCACAAGGTGTAAGACCAAGAGATTTAGTGTCTTATGTATATAAAGAAATAGACAATGACTATACACACTTTGGAACTAGAATGAGAATTATTGGAAAGAAGGGTTCTACAACAGGATCACAAAACCCAGTTAACTCAACCGAATACTTTTCTGTTCCATCAACTACTGATCAACCATCTACCTTATCTGGTGGATCTGGTGGGCTAGGTATTATGATTAATCCAGATAAAAACTATGGATACTTTTTTGAAATAATGTCTTTAACTGTAGATAATCTTCAACAGTTTACAACAACAAATGAAACAACTGGAGAAACAACAGTTATACATAATATTGTTTTTTATAAAGTTGTTCCAGGAACAGTTGATGGAGTAACTGTTGCAGTTCCTAAAAAACTTTGGGGTGGAATAGGAAAAATTTTAGTAGATGAAGGAACCTTAGTAGGACAAGATAGACTTACAGCACAAAGTAATCCAACAGTTTATGATTTAGCAGTAGAGTATGAAGATATTGGAAGTGTAAGAAGATTTTATTTATATATAAATAATGCTATTGTGGCCACAGTAGATGATGCTACCCCACTACCATGGTATAACGGAATGGCTTTATTTACTAGAGGATCTTCAAAGTGTATGTTTGAAAATATATATGCACTAAAGAATGTTCAACAGCAAGATGTGGGTGCTACCCTTGTTAAAAATATTAGAAATCAATTTGGTAGATTAACTACTACAAGCATTTCCCAGGTCTTTGGTGATGATGAATTAACTAGTTCTGAATCATTAAGAAAGTACTCTATATCTGGACTTATTCAGTCAACTCTTTTATCTGGCATTAGTGCAGGAGCAGCCCCTAAGTACAAAATATACTTTGAAGAATTTGGAACTATCTTTAGAGAATGTGCTTATTTTAATGTTAGATATGATCAAGCCTACCCAGCATTAGTTGCAGTTATTGCTCCTTCAATAAGTAAAGAAAAATCTTATACTATCTCTGGATTTAGAGCGGGTAGTTATGGAGCAGAGTTTTTAATATTTAATAATACAGATAAACTTATGTCGTTAGATGAAACGACTGGAAACTATTTAAGAATTTTTGGAGTTACCTTTACTCAAAATACATCTAACGTGTTGACAGTAGATGACTTCTTTAGAAAACGCTCAGATCAATCTGATCCAGTTTATGTAAATAATACTTTATATTCTCCACAGGTAGCAGAAAAAACATATCAGAATATTCAGTTGAGTAGATCAAAGTATGGTAAAAGAGATTTTTCATTAGACTCCCCATATATTCAAAATGATGATACTGCAAATAACTTGATGTCTTGGATAGTAAGTAAGACTCTTAGACAAAGAAAGAAGATTGGTTTGGAAACTTTTGGAACATCTCATCTTCAATTAGGTGATCTTGTTACAATAGACTATACTCTTCCAGATGGTTATAAGTTTGTTGATCCAGAAACACAGTTTGTTGTTTCATCAATATCTTATAGAAGAGATCAGAACGGTCCAACTACAGCAATTAAGGTGGTAGAAGTTTAATGGCAAAAAAACCAAGCAGACAAGCATATTTAGAGCAACAGGTAAAACTGCTTCCTAAAGAACAACAAAAGGCTGCATTAGCAGAAGTTAAGGCAGAGGGTAAAAAAGGTATAACAAAAGATAAGTTAGTTGAACTAGATAGAAAATTTAACACAACTTTGTATGGTGCTGATGCTCGTAGTGGTACAGCAGGAAGAGCACCTTGGTTAGAGCCAGATGCTGTAACATTTTCAGCCACAGTTTCAGTAGCAAGTAATACTTCTACTCCTACATATACTCCTCCAGATGTGGTAGTAAGAACCCCAACTAGAGACGTAGTTAACTTTGTAGACGATTCTAATATAGGTGTAGAACTTATAACTAATTTATTGTTTGAAAACTTGGGGGCAAATGAATTAGTCAAATTTGAAAGACATGATACTATCGAGGGTACTAATGCAAATTATGATATCATATCTAATCTATCTTCAGTTAGAAAACAATTTGATCCAGCAAGTTTAATATCTAGACAAAAACCAGATAGGTCTTATTTTGACATATTCAATATTAAACTAGAAAACAAAATCCCTAGTGAAAAGTATTTAAGAAATAATCCAAAGATAGATGGTAGTGGACAAATAAATACTACTGATTATATCTATATAGATTCTGTTGGTAACCTAGTCATCGAGTTAGTTAATATGAACTTTGATGAGATCGTAGAGGTTGAAATAGAGTCAGGTGGTACAATATATGTGGGGTATGAAAATTGATTACTGATAACGGAAAACAACTTGTAGCAAAGTATTTACTTGGACAAGTTCCATCGTATGCTTCATATTTGGTAGCAGGAGTTGGACCAAGCCCCTTGTCTACTAACCAAAATGTTGAAATTCCCCCAGACAAAGACTCATTAGATTTTGAAGTTTTTAGAGTTCCAATTATATCTAAAGGTTTTATAAAAGAAGACGGTGTAGAAAAAATAGTTTTTAAAGCAGAAATGCCATCAGAACAAAGATATCAAATAACTGAACTAGGTGTATATCCAGCAATTGGTAATTCTGTAGCAGGAAAATATGATAGTAAACTATTGGTAACTTTTTCTCCTACCGAGCAATGGCAAAATACACTTAACGGAAACGCATCTGCTACTTTATATCCAAACAGGGTATTGGATGATGATAATTTATTAGGAAACCTTGACGCTGATATTGAAAATATTTCTTTTATAAATTCAGACTCTACTATGTTTAATACCCCAGCAAGAAAAGATAGAAATGAAAGCCCTAGATTTTTAAATACCTCTTTGATGGTAAGTGGCAGTGCCTCTTTCTTAAATGAGAACTTTATGCCTTTAGC